AAGGCTCCTGCTATTTCAACTGCACCCTCAAAGTAAGCTTGTCCTGGAAGAATGGTAGTTCGACCAGTATTGTTTCCTGTGCCATCTGTAAAAGATAGTCCTTCTTCATAGTTAAGTTTGTATCCCCAATCTTCATCTGTATCTAAATGTACAATAGTTCCATTGTTTACTGTCCAAGTACTATCGCCTGTAACTTGTTTAAGTTCTGATGCAGTTTGAATTGAACCTGTAAAAAGTGAAGGCAAAGTACTTAATGAATGTATTGCTCTAGCAGTACCATTTACAACAGGTAGTGTTGGGTGATCTTTTATGCATAAAAAAGATAAGTCTCCACTAACTACTGAATTTGCTCCAGCAGTAGTTGTGTTTATATCTAATAAACAAACATACACTTCTCCTACATCTACACTTGCGTTAAAGCTAAGTTGTGCATTTAGAGCACCTAAGTTGTTAATAGTTGCATTGGTATTTTCTAGCTTAAGGTTGTTGTAGTCGCCTATCATGTAATCTATAGTATGGACATTTGATCCAGAAGACTTAACAGAACTATAGTTTCCGTAAAGACCATAAACTAATCCTGATCCTTCATGTGATGCAGTTTGATTTGTTCCTGTTATAAATGCTGTTTCTCCAAGGCCTGAGTTTATCGCTCTAATTACATTTCCTTGTAGTCCATTTACTTTACCTGTAGATATATTGCTTAATATAATCTTAGCTCCAGTAAGGTTAGCATCCCAGTTTACTCCTGTAGTGTTTTTTATAAGGTTTATTTCTAGACCTCTAGTAGAATCGTTACCAAGGTAAGTACCATCAAAGGTATCGGTTTGGGATACATCTAGTAGCTTTCCGTTGTCTCCAATAATATATGACCTTCCTGTATCGGTTGATGTAAAGGTAGAACCTGATGGTTTGCCATTTGATATCATGTTTGCTTTTTCGGACTCTAGTCCGTAAAACTGGTTTTGTGTTAATTTCATTTATTTTAAAATTTAATGTAAAAAAAATGGGCTAAACAAGAGTCTTATAGTTAGTCTTCTTGTATTTTGCCCATCCCCTTTAATAATATTTGTTATTTATTTGTTTTATTGTTATTTGTTTTTTTTATACTTAAATCTTTTTCTTTTATTGACATGTTGTCTCTATGCTTTTCCATGTCTTGATCTAAGGCTCTAGTCTTTATTCCTAGTTCTTTCTCGAACTTAGCAAGATCTTCTTCAGTGTCTTCTTGTTCAACACCTCTTTCTTGGCTAAGAATATTAAGTCTATCAGTCTCTGCCTTTAGTTCTGCAATGTATCTCTTAGTTTCATCTTCTTGCTGGAACTTATCATCTTCTTTTTGCATTTGAGCTTGTTGAACCTCCATAGCTTGTTGTTGCTGTTGTTCAAATTGCTTTTGCTGTTGCTCACCTTGTTTAGCCTGAGTCTCTTTCATGTCTTTCTCATTCTTCTCTATCATTCGCTGAACTTCTCTTACGCTAGGAGAGTTGTATATTTTCATTGCCGTAGAGAATGATAACATCTGATTTTGTAATCCCATTTGAACCATGCCATCAAGCCTTTGTTCCATTTGATTTACAGAGTTGTCGTTACTCATTTGTATTCCGTACTCTTCTTCGGCAAACTGATCTCCATCAATTTCCATTAATTGCTTTGTCATATCGTCAGCAATATAAGCAAACTTCTTTGAATTACCTTTCAATGCAATCTTTGCAGTCTCTAAAAGTATCTGGAAACATCTTTTCTTACAAAGATCATGCATGTTAAACAGCTCTTCCGTAATATGGTTTGATTGGCTAACAGCTCTCTCAATACCACCAACAGTTTCTCTGTTCTCAGTCTGTCCAAGTCTTTGTCTAGACACTCCTGTTATTTCATCCATCTGAGCCTTAGCAAAGTCCATCATTTGTATATGGGTTTGGATAAAATCACCAACTCTTTGCTCAAGAACTTTACCGGTAGTATTTCCTACTGATCCAGCAAGCTTACCTTTAGCCTGTCCTCTTTGACCTTCTTTAAAACTATCTACTACAGAGATACCAGACTTTCGTGCAAAGTATAACCATTTTGTAATTGACCAGTCTTTAGGTATTTTTGCAATATCAAGTTCTATGAT